AATAAAGACTCATCATAATCAAGAGGACAAGTTTTAAGCCATTCTCTAAGTTCTGCTAATTCTTTTTCGTGAAACTTAGCCATGTTTGGATATAAGCTGTCTATTTCTATTTGTTGTTTAGTTTTCAATTTTATGCTCCTTGTTTTGTTTTATTATTCTATATCTTTGATTGTTAAAAGCTGACCTACATTTATCGCTACAATACTTTTTATTTTGGAAACTTTTAATAGGCGTTCCGCACGTCCCACATTTTGTATGTAATATCTTTCTTACACTTGTTATTTTTAATTCACCTAAATCAAAACCGTTGTTAATAATATTTTCTATTTCATCTTCATTGTTAACCTCTAATTCAAAAATAGTTTTTGCATATACTCTATATCTACTCATCAGTTATACCTATCTTTTTGATAAGTTTCTTTAATTTGGTTTTTAGTTACTTTAATTACTTGGTTTGTTTCTTCGTCTAGGAAGTCAACCTTAGTTGTGTCCGTGTCTTTGTAGTCTTCTCTGACGTAGCCAAAAATTGTAGTTCCTTGTATTTGTACTCTATTCATAATACCCCTTTTTAATTTGAAAGAATTTGTATATAAAATCCATAAGCGGATAATTCTTTTCACATTCCGCCCATGCAGTAACCTCATCAGTAAAGTGTAAAAGTGTTTCTTTACTTTCTGATTCATAGCGTTTGATTCTAGCTTTAAAGGTCTTGTTGTCGCTAGATTCCAGATGTTGCTTTGCCAGTTCCTCTGCTTGTTCATATATGTATTTATTGGTTTCCAGAATGTATGCGGTTGCTTGTTCTAATTGGATTGAGTCAATCTTCACATTGCACCGCCATTGATTAGATAAAGTAACCATGCACAAGTTATCATTCCTATTATTGATATTCGCATCATTAAATCGTGTCTCATTCCTGCACCTCCTCTTTTACGTGCTTAATTAATCGATAGTAATAGAATTTATCATTTTCTATTTCTTGAATGATTGCCCTTCCTACCTCTTCCCTCGTTGGTGGTTGATGACCAACAAAAGTATTGAATACAATCGGCTGTAATTGTATTACTACCTTTTCTTGTTCTTCATGTGGTATTGGTTTTAAATCTCGCTCCATTTTTATAAGTTCGCGTATTCTGTCTGCTTCTTTATTCATTATTTACCCCTTGTTGGTTTGCCATTAGGAAAGGTTAAAGCGGTGCTAAACGCTTTCCAATCCCCTGGTGTCATTATTTGCTCTACCTTGTGAATAGGCGTGTTATCTTTTAGTCCGTACTTCTTGCGCAGTTGTCCAATAATGCTTTTGTATTTCGATCGATTTTTGTTGCTCATTGGTTTAATCCTCCCTTTGTTCCCAGTATGTCCAGTAATAGGCTTCAGAATGTCCATCATGCTTATAATCTTCTTCAGCTTCATTGAATCCCTCTTTTCCTAAAACCTGTTTTACACATTTAATTGAACAAACAGATTAAGCACCACCAACAATAAACACGCCCTTATCTTGGTCAAGTTTATCAATTGTGCTATTACAAGACTCACAAGCTACATTCCATGTTTCGTTGCTCATTGTTGCACCTCTTCGGCTTCGTCAAAGTCTCTTACAATCTCTATATCAACATGAAACAAAGCATAGCACTCTTGATTGTCACAGCCCCATGTCTCAATTTCACAGCCTAAATATTCTTCAACATATTCTAAAAAACCCTTTTTGCATTTTTTACATCTTTGCATTACGCCACCTTTCTATTATATTGTTTGATTTCATTCATGAACTCTTGGTCTTCTGGGTGCATGTCGTTATATTCTTGCAGCAGTTCTTCATAGCAACCCTCTCTGCCTTCATATGGTGTAGTGTAGAAACTATAGAGTTCCTCGCTTTCATCATCATACATAGCAACCTGGAAATCATCATTGGTTAAAAAGACATATCCAGAGTTCATATTAAAACCAACTTTTATTCCTTGGTCATAAAAATCATCTGGTAAGCCGTTTTTAATAGCTGATAATAATTTACTTGCTTCGTCTAGTTCTCTATAACCAAAGTCTGCTAGGTTTTCTGTGTAAGTGTTTGTCATGGTTTACCTCCTAAAGTATTTGTTATGACTCTCACCCAAAAAGCCCACATAAGGCGGGCTTGTTTAGTTGGGTTGGGTTAAGTATATATCCCCCCTGTAATATGAGTAAGTATATCTTTTGAATGTTCTCTTTTCTTTTCAATAACTTGATGTTGAATAGTAGACCAAGGGTGGTCTCTTTCTGAATCAAAATCCGCGACTTCAATTTGAATATTCTTATCACTTTCAGAAACTTCTATTTTAAAAGCGTCTGTTATTATTTCAACATTTCCATAATCATTAATTATTGTTTTCATTTTGTCATTACCTCCTAAAGTATTGTTTGACTACCTAATGATACCTAAATCTACTTATATATCAAGTAGTTAGCTAAAAAAACTTAGTGTTTTTATGAACAATGCTGTAATATAAGGGTCTAAGGAGCATAAAAAAAATTCAAATATGGAGCAATTTTTGACTAAAAACGACAAGAAACCACCTAAAAAAGTGGGTAGAAAGTTAATTAATTTAGATTTGGAGCAAGTAGAAAATTTAGCTTCCAGAGGTTTGGGAACTACTCAAATAGCACGTGCAATGGGCGTTTCATGGTCAACTATAGACCGTTCCAGAAAACGTTCTGCTGAATTTGAGGAGGCTTTAAAAAGGGGGAAGGCGAAAGGGTTGGCACAAGTTACAAACTCTTTGTTCACTTCGGCAACTGATGGCAACGTAACCGCCCAGATATTCTATCTAAAAAACCAAGATCCGAAAACATGGAAGGATAGGGTTGAGAATGTTCACGCTACTATCAATTTAAATGATGTTTTAACTGGTGCAAAAGATAGACTTGGCGACTCTATGGCGACTATTAATAAACCTAAAGTTATAAACGCTGTTAAATCAACAGATACAGACTTGGACAAACTGGTGAATAATCAGGACGATATAAAGAACGATGATAATTAGGGCGGATAGTTACGCTATCAGTAAGGGTTGCCCACAATCTGAAAAATCACATGCTCCGATTTAAAACGATTGCCCCCCCCTTACATTTTTCGCACGGGGTATATTACGTGTAACTGTTGCGCTAATTTTTTTTAATTTTTTTTGAGTAGAATATGAAAGAGGTAATAAAAGGAATAATAGAAATCACCACCATAGCTGGACTTGGTAATTTTTTATTATTTATAATTTTGGTAAATATATGAAATACGGAGCTGAAGCTGAACAACAACTAATGACCGAAGTTTGGTCGCCCCAAGTTGCAGACGATCCATACAACTTTGTGATGTTCATCTTCCCTTGGGGACAGAAGGACACCCCACTCGAAGACTTTGAAGGCCCAAGAGAATGGCAAAAAAATGTTTTAAAAAAATTATCAATAAACATACAAAGAAATAAAGGCGAAATTAATCCAGAGATGTTTAGACTTGCTGTTGCTTCAGGTCGTGGAATAGGAAAGTCCGCCTTAGTTTCATGGTTAATCCTATGGATGCTGTCAACCAGATTAGGCTCAACCACTATTGTAACTGCCAACACCGAACAGCAGCTCCGATCAAGAACATGGGCAGAGTTAGGCAAGTGGCTAACCCTAGCAATAAACAACCATTGGTTTACTAAAACTGCTACCACCATAAAACCAGATGGTTGGTTTGAAGAAGCACTTAAACGCGACCTGAAAATAGATACAGGTTACTACTACGCCCAGGCGCAACTATGGAGCGAAGAGAACCCAGACGCTTTCGCTGGTATTCACTCCTCCTACGGAGTTTGCTTAATCATGGACGAGGCATCAGGTATTCCCGCACCCATCTACTCTGTCTCCGAAGGTTTCTTTACAGAGCCAACAGAAAATCGTTTCTGGCTTACCTTTTCTAACCCTAGAAGAAACACAGGGCCTTTCTACGAGAGTTTCACATCCAAGCGTAAGTTCTGGAACTTAGAACAAATAGACTCACGCACAGTCGAAGGTACTGACCAAAAACTATTTCAGACTATGCTCGAACAATATGGTGAAGATTCTACCGTTGCTAGAGTCGAGGTAAGAGGCGAGTTCCCTAACGCTGATGATGATTCAGTCATACCAATGGAACTGGCACGAAACGCTGTCGACAGAGACGTGGCATTAACAACTAAATCACCTATTGTTTGGGGATTAGACGTAGCAAGGTTTGGCGGAGACAACTCTGCACTATGTATAAGACAAGGTAATACAGTTCTTGAAATTAAGACTTTCAAATCGATGGATTTAATGCAATTATGCGGTGCAGTTAAAAACTTATATGACGACAGTACAATCGTAGAACAACCACAAGAAATACTTATAGATGTAATTGGTCTTGGTAGTGGGGTTGTAGATAGACTAGCTGAACAAAATTTACCAGTAAGAGGAGTCAATGTTTCTGAATCACCGTCTACTAGGAAAAACTATTTAAACTTACGAGCTGAATTATGGTTTGCAATAAAAGATTGGTTGGCGCTGCGTAATTGCCGTCTTCCTAATGATGATGAGCTTGTATCGGAATTGGCAGCGCCTAGTTATAAATATACATCAACTGGAAAAATAAAAATAGAGTCTAAGGAAGAAATGAAAAAAAGAGGTGTTAAGTCCCCAGATAAGGCTGACGCACTTGCACTAACCATGGCAAGTTCCGCTGCAAGTTTTAGTGGTGGCGAGAACTTTTTAGGGTATAATTTCAAGAAACCCTTGACATCAAGAATAATCAGAGTGGGATAAATTTATGGAATACGACAAAGATCAAGAAATCGAAGAGTTACAAGTAGGAGACTCTTACGATGAAGAGCAACTGCAAGGCGTACTTAAGTCCGAAATGGATGACGCTAAAGACTTCATCGACCAAATAGACCAAGACAGAGCTGAAGCTACTGATTATTACCTTGGTAATGCTCCAACATCACAAAGCTCTATGCAATCAGAGTTTGTATCAACAGATGTAAGAGACAGCGTGTTATTCATGCTGCCATCAATCATGCGTACATTTTTTGGTACTACTAAGATAGTAGAGTTTATACCTCATGGCCCAGAAGACATACAACTAGCCAAACAACAAACAGATTATATTAACTATGTAATCCAACAAAAAAACCCAGGCTTTAAAGTTTTATACGATGCGTTTAAAGATGCACTTATTAGAAAAACTGGTTTTGTAAAAGCCTATTGGGATGACAGCATTACCGCATCAACTCACGAATATACAGGACTGTCACCAGAAGCCTATCAAGCTATTACCCTTGACCCAAATGTGGAAGTCATTGAAGAAAAAATTGAAATGCAAAGCATCACAATAATGAGTCCTGAAAATGGCGAAGAGATGACGCAAGAAACTCCAGCTAGTTACGATGTCAAAATTAGAAGAGTTAAAGCTAAAGACCAAGTAGTAATCGAAGCAGTACCAACTGAAGAAATACTTATATCAAGACACGCAAGAGATTTAAACTCATCACCTTATGTTGCACACAGAATGGTTAAGACTGTAAGTGACTTGGTGGCTATGGGTTATGACAAAGAACAAATGGAACAGTTTGCTGGTTCTGGTAATGCGGTTGATGAAGAATCATACAACCTAGAACAAGCAAGAAACCCATACGCAGATTTTACTGGTGTTGATAGAGCAGACAGTAATAGTAAAAGTGTTCTCTATGTAGAGCATTATGTTTTTTATGATTTAGATGGTGATGGTATAGATGAAAGGATTAGAGTATGCACTGTAGGGAATGGATTAAATATTGTTAATTCAACACCCTGGGATGATTTACCTATTACACTCTTC